TATCATTAGTTGGATGGTAACTCACTGGTTAGGTAAATAATGCCAAGCAAATCTAAAGCTCAACATAAGCTTATGACAGCAGTTGCTTACAATCCTAAGTTTGCTAAAAAGGTTGGAATACCTAAATCAGTAGGTAAAGATTTTGTAGAAGCTGACAAAGGTAAAAAGTTTAAAAAAGGTGGTGTATCTTTAGCTGTTGGACGTGGGGAAAAATTACCCGTATCTAAAGGTGCTGGATTAACTGCTAAAGGTCGTGCTAAGTATAACGCTGCTACAGGATCTAATTTAAAAGCTCCACAACCACAAGGTGGTGCTCGTAAGAAATCTTTCTGTGCAAGAATGTCTGGAATGCCTGGACCCATGAAAGATGAAAAAGGCAGACCTACTCGTAAAGCAGCTTCTTTAAAACGTTGGAAATGTAACTAAGGATAATTATGAAAAAGAAATCAACAAACCCAAGAATGGCTATGATGATGGGACGTGCAAAGAAACGACCAGCACTAGCTTTTAGACCAGAAGCACCTGTAATGCCAAGATCAGCAGCCCCAGTAATGCCAGCAGTTAATCCTATGGCAGCTATGGCCGCACCACAGGGCATGCCAGCTATGAAAAAAGGCGGGAAACTTAAAGCTGTAGACAAAAGTAAGAATCCTGGAATATCAAAATTACCAACGGAGGTTAGAAATAAAATGGGCTACATGAAAAAAGGCGGTATGGCTAAAGGATGTGCAACAAAATCAGATGCAAAAATGATTGCTAAAAAAGAAGTAAAAGGTCATGAATCATCAATGCATAAAATGAAAATGGGTGGTAAATGTATGGCTGCTGGTGGCAAAGCATCTCAATTAGCAAAAGCTAATGGCATTGCTGTTCGTGGTAAAACAAAAGGCAAAATTTGCTAAGGAATAATCATGGCTATTATTGAAAAAATCAAGAAATTTGTTAAGGATATCACTCCTCCTTCTGATGATAAAAAAGTTAAGATTGAAGAAAAGCAAATGAAGGTTGAAGAAATGAAAGATCCTGAGTCTTATCGTAAAAATAAAGCTATGTATGATACAAGTACAGAAGTTAAAAAGTTTGATGACAATTACAAACGTGGTGGCAAAACTAAATGTATGGCTAAAGGTGGTTCAGCATCAGCTCGTGCAGACGGTTGTGCTATTCGTGGTAAAACTAAAGGAAAAATCTGCTAATGAGAGCCTCTCGTGGTATGGGCGATATAGCCCCAACTAAAATGCCTAAGGGCAAAAAGAAAGCCCGTAAAGATAATACAGACTTTACTCAATTTGCTAAAGGTGGCAAGGTCGGCCTCTATGCCAATATTCACGCTAAGAAGGCACGTATAGCTCAAGGTTCTGGTGAAAAGATGCGTAAGCCTGGTTCTAAAGGCGCACCTACAGCAAAACAATTCAAACAAGCTGCTAAAACAGCTAAAAAATAAAGGATTATATGATTAAGAAATTTGTGAAAAAGCTTATCAAGAAAATCAAAAATTTGCGTATTCTGCAAAAGTAATTAATCATGGCCGAAACTACAGGAACCAGTTTATTTAACCTAAACATGAATGACCTCATTGAAGAGGCATTTGAGCGTTGTGGTTTAGAATTAAGAACTGGTTATGATTTTAGAACAGCTAGACGAAGCCTTAATCTATTAACGATTGAGTGGGCTAATCGTGGTATTAACCTTTGGACTATTGAAGAAGGTCAAATTACTATGGCTACAGGGCAGCCTACTTATGCTCTTCCAGTAGATACTATTGATCTATTAAGTATGATTACTCGTACTGGTAACGGTGGTCCTAATCAACAAGACATTAACATTAATCGTATATCAGAAGATACATATTCTACGATTCCTAACAAACTAGCTAATGGTCGTCCTATCCAAGTATGGATTAATAGGCAGTCTGGTATGTCTAATGAAAGCACTGTATATTTATCTGCTTCTATCAGCGCTACAGCTACAACCATTACATTAAGCGATGTGTCTAATATTGCATCAGCTGGATTTATTAAGATTGATAATGAAACTATTTACTATCCAAATGTAGATAACGCTAATAACCAATTATTAAATTGTGCTCGTGGTCAAAACAATACAACTGCAGCAGTTCATGTAGCTACAGCAAGTCCATTTAACTATATTACAATACAAAACTTGCCAAGCGTTAATGTATGGCCAACTCCTAATTCCCCTGGTAATCAGTATGTATTTGTTTACTGGAGAATGCGTAGAGTGCAGGATGCTGGCACTGGTGTTACTGTAAATGATATTCCATTTAGATTCTTACCATGTATGGTAGCTGGATTGGCTTATTATTTATCTATTAAGTCACCTGCCGTAGATCCAAACAGAGTAGCATTCTTACAATCAGATTATGAAAAACAATGGGATCTAGCATCTCAAGAGGACAGAGAAAAGGCATCAATTAGATTTGTGCCTAGAAATATGTCTTATATAAGGTAACTATGGCTACCAAGTATTCAAGTGGTAAAAATTCAATTGCCGAATGTGACCGATGTGGTCAGCGTTATAAGCTTAAAGAATTAAGAAAGCTTATACTTAAAACAAAGCAAATAAGTGTTAAAGTATGCCCAGAATGCTGGGAACCTGATCAACCACAGTTATTGCTTGGTATGTATCCTGTGAATGATCCGCAAGCGGTACGTGAACCAAGACCAGATGTATCTTATCAAGTATCTGGTAATACAGGATTGCGAACTGGACAAAATAATTCTAACAATATTCAAGATAATGGTTATCCTCAAGATGGTAGCCGTCAAATTGAATGGGGTTGGTATCCAGTTGGTGGAGCAAGTTCATTTGATACTTTATTAACGCCTAACCACCTTATAAGTAATGTTATAATAGGCGATGTAACAATTGTCACAACTTAATTAGGAGAAACAAAATGGCATATAAATCAGGAGCTGATGGCATTACTAAACAAGGTAAAACTAAAGGCAAAAATTTAGGTGATTCAGGACCTACCGTTGCAATTCAATCTGGTAAAGGTTCTAAGGGCGCATCTTCAGTAACTTCATTAGATATGAAGAAACTTGGACGCAATTTAGCAAGAGCAATGAATCAAAAAAAAGGTAAATAATCATGACTAAAGAACGCAAAGTTCCAGTGACACCAGCAGAGGCTTATCCTTTAGGTCACGCTAAAGAGAACAAAGATGCTAGTGCTTATACTGAGTTTAAATATCCTTCTGGCGGTGGTAATGACATTGGTGTTTATAAACAACCTATGATTAATCCAAATGGCACAGAACAAGAAGCAGTATCTATGCCTGGCAACGGAGTAAGCAAAATGAATATATCTGTTGGTGGTGTTAGCAAAGGCAACTATGGAGTAGTAAATCCATATGGTGTTAAAGAAATGCGTGGATATGGTGCAGCTACTAAAGGTCGTAAGATTAGCGGTAAGCAAGGCTAGTAATGAACTACGTTCAACTGTACCAAGCAATACAAGACTATGCGGAAACTACGGAACAATTATTCGTAGCTAATATACCTACGTTTGTTCAAGAAGCTGAAGAGCGTATTTATAACAGTGTTCAGTTACCATCTTTACGTAAAAACGTAACTGGTACTTTGACATCTGGCAATAAATACTTATCGCTTCCAAACGATTGGTTATCTACATATTCTTTTGCTATTGTTAATGCAGATGGAACGTACGAGTATCTTTTAAACAAAGATGTTAATTATATTAGACAAGCTTTTCCTAGTCCTACCGATACAGGAACGCCAACCCATTACGCATTATTTGGATCTCAATATAGCTCTGCTAATGAGCTATCTTTAATTATGGGTCCAACACCTAATGCTAGTTATACTGCTGAATTACATTATTTTTACTACCCAGTAACGATTGTGCAAGGCCAAATATCACTAATTGCTTCTACAACAGCAGGATCATTATATGTTCCTGGTGTATATGAAAATGTATCATTAACTGGCGGATCTGGATCTGGTGCTACAGCTACTATTGTCATTAATTCATCTGGTGCAGTAAGCTCAATCACTTTAAATGAAGGTGGTCAGTTCTATGTGGTAGGTAATATATTAAGTGCCGCTACAGCAAACTTAGGTGGCGCTGGTTCTGGATTTACTGCAACTGTAACTGGTGTATCTAATACAACTGGAACTTCATGGTTAGGTGATAACTATGATCCAGTCTTATTTTATGGTTCTATGCGTGAAGCAATGATCTTCCAAAAACAAGAGGCAGATACTATTAAGAATTACGAAGATAAGTATCAAGAAGCTATGCAACAACTTAAACGTCTTGGTGACGGCCTTGAAAGAGGTGACGCATTTAGAGACGGGCAGACCAAGCTAAGAGTAAATAGTTGAGAACTTGTAAAAAATGTTTGCAAGATAAAGAAATAACTGCATTTAAAAAGCATACGCATGGATATAGGCACGTTTGTAAAAAATGCCAATATAATGCTGAAATGAGCAATCCTTTATTACATCAGAAAAGACTAGATCGTAATATAAAATATAGACATTCAGAGCAAGGTAAGTTATCAGCAAAAAAATACTCTCAATCTATAGAGGGTAAAACTTCCAGATCTGAGGCAGTAAAAAAGTACGAAGCTACGGATAAAGGATATTTGAATAAATATAATACTGTAGCAAAAAGACGGGCAGCAAGGATACAGCGTATACCTAAATGGCTTACAAAAGATGATCTATGGCTTATAA